TTTGGTCTTCGGTAAAAACCTTGCCTTTGCTACCGCCAACAAACTGTTGAAAATTACCTTTTCCGTCTCTCTCAAATCGAATATCTTTACCTCCCAGAAAGGAGGCTTGATCTCCAGCCTGTCCTTTTCCGTCTCTCTCAAATCGAATATCTTTACCTCCCATAAAGGAGGCTGGATCTCCAGCCTGTCCTTTGCCTGCTAGATTGGCTGCATCTTGAAGATCTCTTCCCGTTAGTTCGTTCCTAGGAGCATCTTTCGCTTCTCCTGCATCTCTCATTTTATTGGCTATGCGAGTGGCTTCTTCCTGCGAGACATTGTGATCGTTCATGATGTCTACGATGCTGTTTGCTAGATCTACCCTTCTCTCCATAGCAGCCTGACCCTTCTCGTCGCCATTAGCTTGAGCGCGTATAGCCTGTAGCTCCATATCTTCTATCTGCTTCTCCAGACCCTCGATCTTCTTCGATCTCTTATCGTCTGCTGTTGGCTCCTCTGGCTTTTCTGCAGTCTGCTCGGCGAGACTTGAAGCCTCCTCCATCGAGACGTTATATTTTCTCATGATATCTAAGATTTTCTTAGACAGCTCTGCTCTTTTCTCCAGAGAGGATTGTGCATCCTCGTCTCCTTTGGCTTGCGCTCGAATAGCTTCGAGCTGCATGTCGTTAATCTCCTTTTCTAGAGCTTTTATTTTTTCCTTCCTCTTTTCTTCGTCTGCCTCGGGATCGCCTCCTCCGGATCCTGTGCCGCCTTCGCCTCCGGATCCTCCTGCGCCTCCTTCGGATCCTCCGGATCCTCCTGTGCCGCCTTCGCCTCCTAAATTTTCGAGTTCCTCCTGCTTTTTTCTAGATGCTGCGAGTATCGCTTTCTGGTTCTCTATCTCTTTATCGTAAAACTCGCTCGGACTGTAGTCGAGACGATTCTCCATATCGAACTCCGAACCTTGATCCATTCTAGCCTGAAAAAATTCGTTATAAGATTTGCCCTGATCCTTTATGCCCTTATCTAAATCGTCGTAAAGTTTGTCTGTATTTATAGGCTCCATCTCTACTCCGGGGATCTTATTTAACCCAGCGATCATCTTGTTTAGTCCCTCGAACCAATCTATCTGGAAAGTCTTCCACATTAGTCGTAAACTTGTAAGGAAGGCATTTGATGTGAAGTCAGCGAAAGCTCCGAAAGCTTCGCGAGCGGCACGGACACTATCCGCTATTCCGTTTATCATTCCTACGCCTAGCTGTGCGCCCGCTTTGGCAATCGAAAGTCCTAGAATTTTTAGCGCGGCTCCGTCCGCTTCTCCCGCTATCAACTCTCCTACTCGAATCGTAGCTTTATTCTTAAATCGCTCTATCGTATCTGCCGCCTTGTCGAGAGCTTTTTGAGTCTCCGCGTCCATGATTCCGTAGGCTTTCTCGATATCTTTAGCCATCTTTCCGTAGCCATCTTTGTCGAGTCGCTTGAAAACCTCTATGAGTCTGCCTGCGTTCTTCTGTCCGAAGATCTCGATCGCTGCAGTTAAAGCTCCCTGCTGATCTGTCGCTCCTGCGATGGCTTTTCCTATCGTCTCGAACTGATCCTCCGGACGCATCTTTCTGAGATCGTCTACGTTCAGACCTATACGCTCGAAGGCTCGCTGATAAGTAGTCAGACCCTCAGAGCCTTGAACGACCGCCTTCTGCATGATGACGATAGCCTTCTCCATACTCTTGGCAGCACCTCCGGCGTCGATAAGTGCGCCCCTAAAGACTTGAAACTTTTCTGTGGCGAATCCCGTGTTGTTTGCTATGTCTGAAAGCTCGGAGCCGAGAGCGATGGCGTTCTTAGAGAGCAGCGCAAAACCTGCGGCGGCGGCTCCGAACCCCATTTTAGCGAGCTTGTTGCTCGCGTTTAAAACGCCCCTGCCAAACTTACTGACTCCAGTTTTAGCTTTGTCTAGACCCTTTTGAAAGCCTTTGGAGTCTAGTCCTATCTTTGCTAGTAGTGAAAAATTAGCCATTTTCTTTTAGTCTATTTAGTTCTTTTGCTTTAGCCTGTTGAGTTATTGCGTTGCGCGGAGAGTATCCTTCTGAGCTACGTTGAAGGATGCGCTGCAATAGCTGAAGGGCGGTCGATACGGGCGTGTCTAGTATGTCGTCAAGAGTCCACCCATAGTTAAACGCTATGCCGTCTACCAGAGTCACGACGGAGACCGTGCTATCGAACTTTTCGGATACGCCGGAAGGATTTACGCTCGAAGGCATGTCAGTAAAAGCTGCGTTAAAGTAGCAGATTAAATCTAATCTTACATCTTCATTCTCTCGAATGATGCTTCCCACTTTTTTAGCATATCGAGACTTAAAAAATGGCTTATCGTTAGAAAGCATTAAAACAAAAGCCATTAGGTCTTCCAGCCAAGGCTCCTCGCCCATAGTTAGCCTGTTCTCTGTAAACTCTAAGTGCAATAGATCTCTGACTGATATCTGCCTTAGTTTTAAACCGGCGATCTCTTGATCGACACCGACTACAGCTTCCATCCGCAGCTTCTTCTCAAAAGCTGCGGCGTCTAGAATGCGCTTTTTAGCGGCATCATTAAAACTGACCGCCCGTAGCTGCATATAATTTTTAAACGTTTATCTTGACGTATCCTGAGAGAGTAAAGCGGCGATAGTCTGCTTGATTCTCCGTGCGATCTATGCCGGAGATAACAATAGTTTTCCCCGCATAGCTTGCCGTGTCTCCGATCACGGGAGAGGTTGTTTGGTCACCTACTTGAATTGTGATCGATGCCTCTTGACGCTGAGGAACTATCGTAGAGCCTAGAGCCTCTCCGTCTCCGTTGTCTAGGTCTACGCGATTAGAGGGAGACGTTAGAGAGAAGCTCTCGACGACGTATTGACCGCCGCCAGCAAGGGTGATTTCCTTTGTCTCTATTCCAAATAGTTGTTCACCGTCTTGTATTACTGCCATAATATATATAATTTAAATTTTTAAGTTGTGGGTGCTTCGATCTCTACGAATCCTGTGATGGAATATCGACGATAGTCCGCCTGAGCCTCTGTGAGATCTACGCTTGTGACGTATATTTCGTAGGAGCCATACGAGACTTTCGTTCCGATAGCAGGAGGAGATTCAGTATCCCCCATCTGAACTGTAAGCGATGCCTCTTGACGCTGAGGAACGAGCGTAGAGCCTAGTGGCTCGCCGTCTCCGTTGTCTAGGTCTACGCGATTAGCCGGAGTCGTGAGCGAGAAGCTCTCGACGACCATTGCACTGAAAAGAGGAGTTTCGATTGCGAATAGTTGCGCACCATCTGGTATTACTGCCATAATATATTAAAGTTAGTTTTTTAGGTTGAAAGGTTCAATTATAGATCTGCTGTCAATTTTAGAACTGAGAAGGATTGATAGTGAACTTAATCTCGAAAGTAAGCGTCGATATCGCGAGATCTCCGTCTACCTCGAAGTCGCTTCCCGAAGGTTTCATGTATTTGACCTCGTAGAAAGGTAGGATGGGATCCCCGTTGTCGTCTGTAGAAGTCCAGTTCGCTGCGTTCAGAAGCATAGCTTCGCGAACCTTCTCCCTGTAGGATCTGTGATTCGTCTGCGTCCCGCTTACTGCGGCGTCGCTGACGATCGAGATCGAGAGATTCATATTGTATTGAGTATACTCTAGGACGTCTCCGTTTACTATAGTGGGAGGATCTTCTGCGGAGCCTATCTCTGCGCGTATAGATAGCCGAGGAGAGACGAACGTGTCTTGGTCGAGTGAGGCGTAGAAGCTCGACGCTGGAAGCCCTGTGGCGGTCTCTAGGAAGGTCTTAGCCGCATCCTCGAAGTTAGTTTCTAGGTCTAGATATCCCATATTTATCTCTGGTATTCAGAAGCGCAGTCGAGCCTGCGAGTGACTCCTACCGAGTCGTCGTGAACGCTGACGACCTTGTAGTTCGTCGTGCCGTCCGTTAAGATCATCCCCTTGGAAGGAAGGATCGAGTAGTCTGCGCGAGCGATGTAGAACTTTGTGTCGATCATCTCCTCGCGACCGTCCTCGTAGATGTCGAAGCTCGACTCTGCGTCCTGTTTGTTGGCTGAGTATGTCTCTCCGTTTGAAGGCGACGAAGTCAGAGAGACATTGATCTGCGAGATCGCGAACTTGAGATTGTCCGAAATTAAAGAAGTGAGGCTCATTTACTAATGCCTCGAATGTAAACACGAAAAAGCCTCCGGCTTTCGCGGGAGGCTCTTGTTTATATTTTTGAGAGATTAGCAGTAGCGATCCATCTCTTCTTCGTCTCCACTAAGACGAGCGATTTCAAAGTTCTGACGACGCTGACATTCTTCGCCGCGCCAAGCGGCTGATCCGTATCTCGCATAAGTCTCGACCCAATGCTCTGGATTTATCTCGCCTGCTTTAGAAACTCGATCCGCGAGAGCTTCGACCTTAGCTTCTACCTCCTTATCGTCTCCGTCTACAGGATTAGAAAAGCCGCGATCATGAACATAGCGAGATCCGTCATCTAGCTCGATTAAAACGCGAGCTACTGGGCGAACGATATCTCCGCGAGGATTATCCATATCCGCACATTCTGGATCGGAGTATAGAACTTCGTGTGAGGATTGAGTTGAGACTTGTTGTGCTGTGATTTTCATTGTCGTGTTTTTTTAGGTTATTCTCGGCGTTTCTCGCTTCGATATGACAGATAAAGTAGTATAAAATGACCCCCGTCAATAGCATATTTCACCTTTTTTTCACTTTATTTTAGGCACAAAAAAGCCCCTCCCGTCTAGCGGGAGAGGCTGATAAGTGATAGCTATATCGACTACGCGCTTGCGATCTTTTCGCAGGCGTTAGTATTGATGATCGACTCGTCTACGCTGTTGAAGACGCGAAGGACATCGCTCTTGATTGGCTCATCGCGATACTGCTCTGCAGAGAAGACGCCGCCGTCTGCGCTGTAGGATAGTGTGCGACCGAAGCCTCCGTTAGCGAAGTCGCCTCCTGCTACTTGACCTACGAAGTAGGAATTTGTAGACCAGATCTTGGAGCGAGATGCTGTGGCTCCCTTGGCTGCGCTGTTGTAGCGAGTAGGAGTGATGATGATTTCATTAACACCTAGAGCGTCGAGGATGACTTGACGATTGCTGTATTGACCGTTGCCGTTGAAGATTCCACGGACGTCGTCTGTGTTGAGCATAGCGTTGAACAGAGAAGTCTCCATGATGAGCGCGATGCCATCGTAGAAGCCGTTACCGTTAAGACGCTCTACAGCGTTCTGGATATCCGCGATAGGTTTAGCTGTCGCGCTAGTAGCCATAGTTTGTGTAGCGTTTGTGCTGTTGAAGCCTGCTGCTGCCATTAGGGAAGCTACACGAAGCTCGTGACCTACCATGATGTCGCGCTGTAGCTTCTTAGCGATAGCTGCTGCGGAATCAGAGATGCCGTCGTCGCTTGCTTGCGTTACGTCTTCGTCAGGAAGTAGACCTTCGAGAGCGTATTGCTTGCAAGAGTAGTCTTGCTGACCGTATGCGAAATCGCGACGTGCGAAGGCAGAGCCTGCAGCGCGAACTTTGGAAGCGTTGAGATCGAACTGATCGTCGCCGAAAACAGGATACTGACCGCTCTTGGTCGCGACATCGCGAACAGGAAGGATCTTAGTTCCTACGAATTGGTTTTCGCCGATCTTGTTAAGAGCCTCGGAGAGAACTGGATTGAATGTGGCTGATGTGTATAAGCTCATTTTTGATGTAGTAAGTTAAGGATTACTGGAAGAAGGATATCTCGATGATATCGTCATCCGCAGAAGATGCTGTGATAGCTACTCCTACTTTAGTGTGAAGAGCGACGCTAGATGTGACTTTTCCACCTGCTGCAGTGAAGACGAGATCGCCTGCGGCGATTGCTTCGTTAGCAGTTGCGAAAGCTGTGCCTCCTCCGTTCACTAGAGAGACGGAAGTTGCTTCGGTATTAGCGGCGGGAGCAGTAGTGAGACCGACGACGGGTTGATCCGCAGCCGCGCCACACTTAACTACGTCGCCATCGGATTCGACTTTGACGAGAAGATAAGGCGATAGAGCCTCTCCTGCTACGAAAGTGCGAGCATTGTTTGATACAGTTGTTGCTGACATAATGTTAGTTATTTTGTTGGGTTAGATTTGAAAGAGTTCTGGACGATCTTTGCCGAGGCGAAGAGTCGCTGCGAACTCTGAGATGTTGTTTTCTTTAGCAAATTCCGAGATCACTTTTGAGCGATTGGCTTTGCTTGGTTCGTAGACCTCATCTCCTACAGATGTCTGTATGAGATCAGAGCCTTCGATAAGTTTTTCTAGAGTAGCGACCTTCGAGGATAGCTTCGAGGCTTTTGCCTCCATCTTCTCTTGATCTTCGCTCATCTCTTTTTCCATCTCTTCGAGCTTGGAATTTAGTCCGGCGATCTCTTCGAGCTTTGAAGCAATCTCCTTTTTGAGTTCTTCGAGTGAGCTTTCTTCGTCTTCGACGACGACCTCTTCTTCGACTTCGGCATCTTCTTCGACGACCTCGTCTTCTTCGACTAGCTCTTCTTCGACTTTAGCCTCTTCGTCTTCGACGACTTCTTCGACTTCAGCCTCTTCGTCCTCGACGACTTCTTCGCCGTCTTCTACGAGAGCAGCAGAGCTGTCTTTAAGTTTAAATTCTAGCTCTTCTACGCGAGCCTCGGAGTCGGTTACACTGAGCGCGAGAGTTTCATTCTCCTGTTTCAGCTTTTCGTTAAGTTCAGTTAGTTCTGCTTTTGTCATCTTGTAATTAGGTTTAGTGTCAATTATAGAAAATAGCCCTCGCTGATTAGCGGCAGGAGAGTCTACGAAGTCCGCGCTAGAAACTTCCTCGACGCGAATAGATGGATATTCAAACAGCGCATCCTCTGGAGGATTGTTTTCGTCGTATAGACGATCGCTGTCATTATTGGGAAGGCGTCCCATAGGAACGTCTCCGTCCGGAGTCGCCCATGTGATGTCTGCTTCAAACACGATACTGAGTCCGAATCGCTCTGGCATCTTCTCAGCCATCTCGAACAGTCGATTGTATTTGCGACTGTCGTCCTCTCGAAACGAGTCGAACGCTTGGAAGTCTCCGAGCAGACGATCTCCTTCGATACGAAAATTGTCGAACATGCCTATCTCGCGAGTTAGGCGATCCTCGAAGAGTGCGCCCCTGTGCGTTATATAGGCAGGAAGTTTAGTGTCTTCTAGCTCATCGATGATCGTCTCTAGAGACTTAGCATCCACGTAGAGTCCGTGACCTAAAGCCGACCCCACTGATATGAGAGCGACCGAGAGCATAGTCCCGTCCTCGTTATTGACTTGAGTCTCTCTGTTTGACTCTACTCCGAATGCAAATTGTCTCGACATACTTTGAGCCGCTTTGTCAATTTTCTTTAGTTTAGAGATCGCCCAGTTCACTCCAGAGGAGCCTCCCCAAGCGTCCCACATAAGACCTCCGCATCCTTCGGAGTAGGGAACGTCCTTGCTCTTCTGATGTCGTTTGAAGGATGCCATGCGAGCGATAGTCTCTCGACTGATCTTCTCGCGCTTGGCTAATTGATTAGCTCGCGCCCATCCTACAGGAGTTCCGCATTTGTTGTCTGCATTCTCGTCCTTATACTTTAAGGCTCGCTTCGCATTATTCGTAGCTCCTTGAGGATAGTCGTTGTAAGTCTCTGCCATGATCTAGACTTCCGGCTCTGCGTCTCCGCTCGACACGACCTCTGAGTAGTTGCCGCTCATCGATGTGGGGAATGGATTGATTAGCTCTCGCCATTCGAGACCTGCGCCTTCGGCGATCTCTTGAGCCTTCTTAATGTTCTGCGCCTTTCTCATAAGAACCTCCTCGGCAGTATAGCCGAAGGGAGCCGTGATGTCGTCGAGCGACATAGCTCCAGCTCTGAAGTATTCCATGTCTGCCTTAACCTGCGCCGCGCGATTGATCCATCGGAACGCCGGACGCTGCCAGCGAACCGCGAAAGGGTTAGCCGCTAAGGATACGTCGATCTTCTCGCTAGCGATCTTCTGGGAGAGCCAGCGGCGGTAGAGCCGACTCATGATACGGATAAGATCCGTCTGATAGCTCTCGACTGTTTGCTGATACTGGAGGACGACGCCTTGAGATGCAGAGAAGGAGCTGCCGCCGATCTCCATAAGTAAGAACTCTAGAGGAATGCCGACCGCGCTTCCGACCTTGCGTAGCAGATAGGAGACCCACTGGATCCCGTCTACGTTCGGACGTCCGTTCGCGCCGATGACGCTGATGTCTTCGCCCGGCTCTAAGTAGTGAAAGCGTCCGGGCTGGAACTCTTCTAGATTGCCCAGAGCGTCCTGCTCGCTTCCGTCTAGTCGATTCTGTAGCTCGAACTCGTAGGAGTTCTCGCGCTTAACTGCGACCGCCAGAGATGCGCTGACTTTAGCCGCCATCATCTCGACGCGATCATACTCGTCGCAGTCCTGTAAAGTGTTAATTACTGACGATAGCTCTGGAACGCCTCTGTATTGGTTAGGACGGACGCGACGTAGGAAAGGGATAAAGTCCCTAGCCGGTATGACCTGCGTGTCTTTTAGACTACCTGCGACGCGATTACCGACGACGTAGGCGACAGGCTTACCGATCTTGTCGATCTCTACCCCGTTCTGAAATTCTGATTGTTCGTTCGATGTAAACGCTCCGCTAGGATTTCCGATACGAGATCCGTCCACGAATTGAACTTGATCCTTGCCTACGATCAGACCGCAGTCGCCGTAGAATAGGAGCGAGTCGATCATCTGCTGCTGCATCTCGCGCATGTCCATCATGCCTGTGGCTTCTGGAGACTCTGCGAACTTGTTCCAGCATTCGAGAATATGAGCGTCTGTGTCGTCGTTTCCTGTCGATGGTTGCGGGATGATTCCCCTGCCTACGATGTCTGCCTTGCGAAGTCTAGACAGCGAGGCGACTACAGGATTGTTCCTGCGGAACTCTAAGCATGTCGAGATCATGCGATCTCTGTCGTATTCGTTAAGCTCGACCTCTTCGGATCTCACCGGAAGGTTGCCTCGCTTTGCTCTGTATCGAGTATTGCGAACTGCGTCGTAGCCTTGAAAGGCTCTGACAAATTGCTTGAAGGCGAATGAGACTCTGCTCGGTTTTTTCGTTTTTTTATCCATTAAAATTCTGAAGCGTGATTCGATTGCGACCTCGACCTCCGAGAGTCTTATCCTTCAGAGCGATGAGCCGGTCTAGCTTCTCGACCTGTGTGATCAGACTTCCGACGTCTGCTAGGGAGAAAGTCTGATCTCCGATGCTGTAGGAGGTGACTCCTTCCTCTGCGAGTTTTAAGATCGCAGTCAAGAGCTTGTCTCGTATCGCGATCAGTTGAGCTGTAGTAGTAGTAGACGCCATCGTCAAAGGCTCCTATGTCAATATACGAAAAAGCCTCCCTGCTTTCGCGGAGAGGCTTTGGAGTGTGGAGTGCTAAAGCTCTAGCATACGTTAGCGATCATCTTGATGACTGCTTCGTGAGGACAATCTGACTCGAAGCAGAATGAGTAATTATTGTAGTCGTCGTCTAGGACAGTCCACTTTTCTTCGCTTACGAATTTAGTAGCCTTGAAGGAGCCGCCGTCCTTGTCTGTGTAATTTAGGATCTCGACGTCATACTTGCTTCCGTCGTTATTAGCGTCGAACGAATGAACGATAGTCATGTCCTTGTCATACTCTTTGCATGCGAGACGAGTGTCGTTAGCTTTGAAGTCTACGCTCTCGCCAGACCAGTTTGATTTAAGTGTTGAGTAGTTTTTGAGTTTCATAGTCGTGTGTTTTTTTTAGGTTATTCGAGGCGTGAATCGCTCCGATATGAAAGATAAAGTAGGATGAATTTGATCGAGTCAATGCCTTATTCACTTTTTTTTCACTATACTTTAGAGACGCTTACCTCCGGAAGTTTGTGACTGTTTCTCTGAACGTCGGCATCGATCGTGTAATGCTCGGCATACTTGTTGAGGAAAGCGTCGAGCCAATCGGCATTATCTGCGTAGCGGACGAACTTGACCTTCACGTCGCCGGTCTTCGCGACCATCTTGAAGGTATACTTGAAATCGCAGAAGCTCTTCTCGTGTTTGTTGTAGACGCGAGTAGTGAAGCTAGCCTTCTTCTTTTCGAGCTTCGCTTGGCTCTTCGCTAGGCTGTCCGCTACGATCTTGCGACCTCTTACGAGAGCGTCTGCACAGTCTACGTCTTGGAGTGTCTCCTCGACTACGTAGATGCTCTCGATGCGATGTCTGCGATTCGCGCTCATCCAGTCTTCGATCTTGCCGTTCTTTACGGCGAAGATGTGATCGCTTGTAAGAACCGCGACCGTGTTATTTTTGAGGAACTTCCGTGCGCCCTTCATGAACTGGCAAACTGTTTTGCCATTGTAAGAATCTAGACCGCTCTTGTTGAACTTGAAAAACTTGCTGTAGACCGAATCGTAGATTCTTCTCTGGCATCCTTGATTCAGTTTGCGACCGGCGTCTGCCATAACAGCTTGAGCGTCCTCGAACTTGATGCCTGCGATAACGGCGAGAGTTACTACTGTGCAGGCGTTGTCGTCGTTTTTGTAGGCGTCGCTTTTTTTGATAGTGTCGTGATTCATGAGTCGTGTTTTTAGGTTTTTTCTAGGCGTTAATCGCTTCGATATGAAAGATAGAAAACTAATAAGATCGTCGAGTCAATACCTTATTCACTTTTCTTTCACTTATTTTTAGGCACGAAAAAGCCCCGCTCAGACACGACTCCGAGCGAGGCTTAACCTATTATTTGTTACACGTTATGACACAAAATTTTTTAGAGTTCAAAGATGCCGACGAGATTGTCGAAAGAGTTATCGCAGAACAGCGCATCTTCGAGCTTGTTCTCGAATGACTTGCTCTTCGCGTTGAAGACCTTGAAGTCGCTCGATACTGCGAAGCGGCGAGTCTCGCTTTTGAGATAGCGGACGATGTCCTCGATGCGTCTGACAGTCGCGACGTAGACATGATCTGAGTAGTGAATAGAAACGGTAGCGTAAGTAGTGTTTTTCATAGTCGTGTTTTTTATTAGGTTTTTTCTAGGCGTTAATCGCTTCGATAGAACACATAAAGAACGACAGGTTTGAGGACGTCAATACCTTATTTCACTATTTTTTCACTTTTTTTTATACCTACCAAAAGCCCGTAGAACTGCGGCTTCGCGTCGATGCGTCGCGCTTTCTGGGAGGACGCTCGTCAAACATTGTCGGCATATCTCCTCGATCGATTCGAGCTATGCCGATAAACTTGGACAGAGCGCGAGCGAGGATCTCGCAGTCCCATAAGTGATCTCCCTTGCTGCGCTTCAGTTTCTTCACGACTTTAATGTGACCGCTTCGGTCTGTCTCCTTTGTCCAGTAAGTCGAGAAGAGCTGATCGTAGTAGACCGACGGAGTGTCTGTGAAAGTGTGGAAGCCGGAGAGCTGTCGAGATCGAAGACGAGAAAGCTCCTCCTCGTATATGCTCTTATTGACGTGAAGGTATCGGATCTTAGATCGTCCGCCTCGACCCTTCGTGTCTCCGGTAAAAGGATCTTTCATCTGCAGTCGATATGGCTGATCGCCTTGAAGGTTCTTCCAGCCGCGAGAGCCGAACCATTTAGAGCGACGGCGAAAGACATCCTCGTAGATCTCAGAAGTTCTATCGCCCGCGCAGTCGATGATAGCTGCGTGAGCTTTGTGCTGATCGTAGATAAGATCTAACTCGGAGAAAGAGGCGACTTGACCGCAGTCGATTAGATAGCTCGTCCCATCTCGGTCGAAGCCGCGAACGACGAACCAGAAAGAGTCTGTCTGCGTATCGACTCCCATGACTCGATACTCGCCTCGAAGGTCGCCGCGCTCGTAGTCGAGTTCGAGTTCGTTTGCATCTGCCTGCTCTTGGTTCGCCCAGTCATCTTTCCACGGCTCTGCCAAGTTACCTTGCACGAACTTGCGAAGACCGTGCATCGATGAGCTTACCTGTAGCCAGTTAATGATGAGCGCGGAGAAAGTCATCGCCGGAGCGTAGAGAGAGTTAAGATGATAGCTTCGATGATTCGCGGGAGCGTTAGGATTCTGAGATCTCCACTCTCCGCTTTTAATCATCGTAGGCTTATGAGCGTCGAGGATCTTGCCGCTACAGCAAGGACAGACATAAGCTGCTGTCGATGCTACGAGATCGAAGTCGTAGCTCCCGTCTTCGAGCTTCGCTTCGTCGTCGAACGTGATCGAGTATCGAGAGGCTCCTTCCTTGTCTTTCTGCCTCCACTCGAACTGTATGAACTCTTCGCAGTGCGGACAAGGCATGTAGTATCTGCGCTGATCGCCGTAGAGATACTCTTCCCAGATCCCTCCCGTCTCTTCTTTGGGAGTGCTTGTCTGGATGATCTTATATTCTCGCCGACCCTTAATACGTTCGAGCGCAGCTAGGCGAATGTCCGGATCGATCTCGTCGATCTCGTCCAGAACTAGATAGGCGACCGGAGCCGACTTCACGTTATTCTCGGAGCCTGCTCCGGCGAAGGTTAGAGTGCATGACAGGAACTCCTGCCGCATGTTCGTGATCTTGTCGCTATCGACTCTGCCTGTGGCTGCGCTCAAAGGACATTGATCCTTGAGAGGCTTACAGTCGTCGATGAACGGAAGCCATCGACCCTTCGAGAAGTTACGAGCGTTCTCTGCGCTCGGCATGATCCAGAGCGTGTCCTTCGGAAACTCGCTGAGGAGATATCCGATGCCTGCATACATTGTCGTAGTCTTGCTCGACTGCGATCCCCAGCAGAGAGTGATCTTGCTGATCGTAGGATCGATCAGATCGTTGAGAGGCTGTTGAGCGTAGGGAAAGACCTTCAGAGATCCGGGAAGCTCGGAGACATTGTCTCTCAGAACGCAGTTATCGAACGCCCAGTCTACAGGAGACTTCAGACGCCGAGGAGAGAAGAGTTTCCCTACCTCATTTTTTAACAGCGAAGCCATTTTTTGTCGCGAATTTTTTTGCATAAGCCTCTAGATCCTTAGCCGCCGCAGTCGCAAAGGCTTTAGTTTGACCGTTAAAGGCGGCGGCGAAGGCTCGAATGCCTCCCGCTCTATGATTAAGTGCAGACTGAGATCGACTCTTTATGAGGATTGCGGCGTCATCCTTGTTTTTGTAGATCCTTCCAGACACGGCTTGCGCGTGATTACCGCCGATCTTCGCTTTCATTGCAGCTCCTAGTCCGCGAGTAGACTTGATGGGGATCTTTAGCTTCTTCATGATCTCTAGAAAGCTCTTCTGTGATGCCGCGATCCTTGTCTTCTTATCCTTAATGATCTTAGCCTGCAGTCTTCTAAGCTCGCCCAGAGCCTTATTGACTCTGCCCTTGAACTTAGCCGCTAAAGTCCGACCGGAAGGATTCTTCGCGCTGATTGCGTTGAGAGCGTAGTCGCTTCGGATCCTAATCCATCTGCCTGCGCCTGTCCCTCTTGGCTTAAAGATCAAAGACCCGTCTCTAGCTTTCCGTATCTTGTCTCCGGCAGAAGAGACGAAGCGAGTGGAGAGCGACTTCTTTACTGCCGCCGTGATGATGGCAGGCTTAGACTTCCCCGTCTTTCGAGCGGCTCCCTCTAGGATAGATCCGGTAGTAGCTTTTAGCACGTCCTCGAAGCTAGCCCCTGTCCTCTTCTTCAAGGTTCGCAGCATGCTGTCGAAGCCTTTGGAGTTGAGTGACATCTTGTTCATATATAAGTAGAGTTTCTCGACAGGCGAATAATACGGTAAACACGACTAAACCGACTGGCGTCTTAATAGCTCAGTCTACCTGCCGAGAAACAATTTTTCTATCTCACTAAAGACTCTTTCGTCAAGTCCGTTGCGAACTGCAAGCTCTGCGATATTGGGGTTAGCAGGATTAGCTTGCGCCGCGACTTGTCGAGGCAGAGCGTCTAGTAAGCGTCTTAGGGGAGTCAAAAGTTTGATGAGAGCCTCGGTCGCCTCCGACTCTGGGATTAAGTTGTCGCGCTTCTGAGCTAGCTCTAGCTCTCTGATCTGTCCCATAGCATTCTCTCGACGCTCCTGCGCGGCGATGAGCTTTGCCTTTAGATCTGCGATGTCTGCCGCCGTGTATTCTCGACCGGAGACCGCGATGCGTCCTGCGCCCTTCTCTTGAGACATTGCACGATTAGCAGACCAGAGTTTCCATGCTTCGAGATCCTTAGTTTGCGGACAGTTGTCAGACTCGCGCCTCCACTTCGAGAGCGTCGGCTGAGTGACTCCCAGAGCCTCGGCGATCTGCTTCCACGTTTTAATTTTTAGAGTCTTCATCTTCTTCAATTGGCTATCGATTCAAAAACTCGTAAAAACGCAGAGGTTCGAGCGCGACTTGCAAAAGGTTTTTTGGCTAGGAGTAACTAAATAAGGGGGGGGCAATTAAATTTTTAAGCTGCGACAGAGTCCCAGTTCTATCTAGTTCTATCTAGTTCTACCTAGTTCTAGCGGTTCGTCAGTCTTGCGGTTCAATTCCTCGATCGACCTACGCTTTATTAGTTCAGACATTACCAGTCCTACTTCTTCCCATACTTCAGTCACGATCTCTACGTCTGCCTGCGCGTTCTGTAGCCATGATTGTCGTGAATGCTCGCGCTTCGATGCTAAAGCCTCGAAGGATTCGGATAGGCTTCTCTGAGAGGAGAGCATGTCCAGTAGTAGGCGGTAGGCGCGTGGTGATCTTCTCGCGATTGTAGATAATCGGTGGAGGAGGCGAACACCTCCGGAGGCGCACCCCTCCCCCGCTAGTAGTGAGTCTAATTGTTGAACCCTAGCTATGATCTCGCATGTGATAGCATGATGGGGGGCAGGATCTTCTGCCTTAGACTGGGGATAGTCTAAGCCCTCTATGATCCGACATGTCTTCATGCTAGATAGAGTTATCTTCTTCGATGTTCGAGAGAGTAGGGTTGAAGATCAGAGACCTAAGCTGCTGGCTCAGAATGACCCAAGGCTCTGTGCCTTCGATGATAGCTCCATCGTCAAGCAGAGCCTCGATAGAGCATATCTCTCTCTGAAGCATCTTGACGCCTTTCTTATATCGCTTGCTCGTCGCCGACGATTGGTTTTCTAGCTCGCGTATCGCAATGTTAATCTCTCGAATAAATCGGAGAGCCTTGAGTTCGTTATTTTCATCCATGACAAGAGTATCGATTCGATTCCTCTGAATGTCAAATTGCTGATAGTGACAAACATTCAAACATCCAGAGCTGCTCGCGAAGTGACAGCCGCCTCGCTTCTGCGATGGCGATGTCACGAATGCGAGCTACTACAACTATAATAGTATTGCTATTACTATATAGGTGGCGGCAAAAATGACAACGCCTGTCAATAGCCGTGTCAATAAATCCTAAGTCGCTGAGGATCCGAGAATTAAAAATGACAGAGCGTGTCAAAAGGTCTCCTGCCGACAGACCACTTTTGACAGCGTCAATAGTCGTGTCAATAGTGTCAAAAGCTCTGAGAGCCTACAGGAGAGCCTGCATACCTCTAGAGGCGTCTCGTGTCTCGTAGATATCTAAAGGAACTCCTAGACGCTGTCAGAGCCTTCTAATGTCCGCTCTTGCCATTTGCTCTTGTCGAGCATGATCCATTCCTGCAGATGAGCTAGGTCGTCATCCATTATAGGCTCCGACGACCAGATCGAGTTAAAGCCGGCGAAGGCTTCCCCGTCGATCATGAACTTGACCACGACATGACAGGCGACGGCGTCGCTGTTGTCGATCTCTAGTATGCGAGTATATTCCCTCATCCCCAGTAGCTCCCTCTAGTTTCGAGATCGCTTATGTCGTTCTCCATGTCGCCATAGCTGAAGTAAGTTCCGATATATTTCGATCCGAGATAGACTCGGATGTTCCCGCCTAAGACCATTTTCAGTTTGTATTGTTCTTTCATATTTATAGGTTCTCCGCGATGATGGATGCGATCAGTAGTATCGATGCTGTGGCGATGCAGAGGAAAACGATGAACGCGCTCTCCTGTTGTTTCTCTGTCTTGACGAGCTTGGGTTGCTTTTTGATTTTCATGGTTTGCTTAGGGTTAGAAGGTTAGCCAGTTGCTCGAAGGCTTGGAGGCTACAGCTACCGCATGCAACGTGTCCTCCTCGATGTCGCGAGACTCCTGCGCCGTATCTGAGTCCCTTCGGAAGCTATACTTCCAGCCGGTAGCCGTAGCGACTTTTGCGTATGAGTTGCCATTGCTAAATAGCAGACACTCTCCTTGTGCTTTGTAAGTTAAGCTCATGATCCTAGAACCTCGCCTTCTAGTAATTCGTTGGCGTCTTCTAGGCGATCATGCGCCCAGTCTGTAGCGCGTAGCGTTCCGGCGAGCTTGTCTTGCTTCGCTACGTTTGTCATGACGATCGCGTGAACGAGATCGTTTATCTGAGCTACGAAGTCTGAAGAGACCTGTAGATCCTTGTCGTGAATCTGCTTGCCGTATGCCTTAGCAGTTTCCTTTATGTTTTTTGCGTTAATGAATTTCATAGTGCGTTTTTTTGGGTTAGCGTCTCGCCCGCGTCGTGCGAGCGAGACTTTGTGTGGTTAGATTTAGAGAGAAACTACCATCCATGCCATGCAGTGCGGAAGCTCGCTTTCTTGGATTATATCTTTTTGCTCAAGTGAGCTTATTACTCCTCGAAGTTTTTTAGGATCGATATCAGAAATTTCTGATATATCATTAAAGTGCATGTGAGGAATAGCATACCAGTCATCTCCATGAAGTTTTATAGTGGAGATTACGAGCTTCTCTAGTTCTGTTAGATTAGGCATAGTGTGTAGTGTTTTTGGGTTAGACTGCTTCGACGATGCGAAGGATAGAAGGGATGGCGATAGCAACTGCGAATAGTAGAGCGTAGGAGCGTGTGAGTTTTTCGAGGATGTTTGTCATGTCGTGTTTTTTTCGTGTTTGCTCTAGGCGAGAACCGCTTCGATATGACAGATACAAAAGACCGATTAGAGGCATGTCAATAGCATATTCACATTTTATTCACTTTCTTTTAGATACTAAAAAGCCCCTCGATTTCGCGAGAGGCTACATAGGGGGGGGGATTAGATTCTGGCTAGTTCTCGAAGACTATGATGAAGCCCTCGCCTCCCATCGTGCCGATCACGTTGTAGTCGATCCAGTCTACAGCCTCCTCGTCAGTCATCTTATCTCTCTCCTTGAATATGCCTACGAGCTTAGGATAGCTGTAGCATAGACAGCCAGAATGAGAGACTCCGATGATGGCGTCGTCTAGGTTGTCGAATCGTATAGCCTTCGGATCGCATGATTCTAGGAACTGCTGTATCTTGATTGCTTCTTTCATTTTCATTTAACTGTAGGGAAGTAGTTGCCTGCTGTCTTGTGGATCTTTCTCTTATCGCTGAGATTCTTCAGAAGCCGGTAGACGGTTCGATCGCTGACGTCGTGCTTCGCCGACATGCTCGGAACGAAATCTCTGGGATCGACTCCCACGCTAGTGATCTCTGCGAGGATCTCTCCTGCGCTAATCTTTTGCCCTGCTCTCTTGAGCTTTTTAGCGTCCAGATCTTCGCGAAGACTAAAGAGAGGAAAGTCCCACTCGACCACAAAAGGCTCCTTGCCGGCAAAGTTCCGTAGCGCAGAGTGAACCGTATAACAGTCCTTCTCCTCGTGCGCTGTGAGTCCCATGATCGTGTCTGGATCGCGAGCGAAGACGCCAGAGCCGCTTATTCGATCGAGAGGATCCTTCTCCGATTGGTTTCCTTTCGAGTAGTGCGCTCCGAAAGCCACAGCCGCTCCGGTCTTCTCGACGATAGCCTCGACCTCATTCATGAGCATGCCGATATCGCCTGCGCTGTTCTCGTCTCGATCTCCGATAGCCTTGTAGATTGGATCGATACAGAGCAGAGCGCATCCGTTAGTCAGACGCTCCTGCAGAGTCTCTAGAATGAGCTTCAAGTCGTTGCAGATTCCTCGCAGACTCCAGACCTTTAGATTCGCAGGAGGATCTACATTCATCGCCTTACAGACGCTCCGAGCGCGATCGAGAAAGAACTCATGCGGAACCTCGAAGTTAAGAAAGATCACGTCGAGTCCGGTATTCACGACCTTATGTCCGAACCAGTCTTTGCCGCTCGCTACGGATAAGGCTAGGTTCAGCAGCGTCCAAGTCTTGTAAGACTTCGAGCCTCCTCCCAGAACCATCTTCGTGCCTCTGTGCAGTAGACCCTCGATAAGAACGGGATATCTCTGCATGATTATCTTGTTAAGATCGTGTGGGATCTCATCTAAAGGAGTCCACGTCGGCATATTGCCGATCGCCTGCGCCTTCTTCTCGTCTACTTCGATCTGCTGTGTCTCGACCGCTTGAGTCTTGTTGTAGAAGTCGCGACCGTCTACCGCAGGCTCGTTGTCTCCGAACTCTTCTGCTAGAGATATAGCCGCCTCCTTGAAATCTCCTCCATGTTCTGCCGTAGCGTATAGAGCAAAAGCTGAGTAGTTCTGCATAGGATCTAGAGGAGATGCGCTGTCTGTGTAGCAGAAGAAAGATCCGTCGAAACGTAGCTCTCCGGATATGCCTCCTCGCTTCTCTGGACGAGTGCAATATGTCCGAGTGCTGTCTCCTCGCTGTAGTTGCCATCCTAGACGCTGTAGGATAGCTACAGATCGCTCTCGAACATTAGGAGACGAGGCGTAGCGATCGCCGATACGATCGCCTGTGGGAGCTTTAGGCTCTGTCTTGGCGACGAACTGATCCTCCTCGATATAGACAGGAAGCTCTACGGCGTCTGGAGCGTAGTGAATCTCTGGATCGTGCGACAGGAAGCATAGCCGAGACAGATCCTTGCCGCTCTCGTCCGCTTCGAGTCCGTATGTCGAGAGATAGCGTCTGGCAGACTCGAAGGCGTCGCGATGCTTCTCGATGCTGTTAGGAATAGCGAAGATAGCTTTGAGTCCGTTGCCGGAAGGAGAGACGAACGCTGCGATCACGTGAGGATCGAACCTCATCTCGTCTACCTTCTTCGCCGGAGACTCGATCTTATCGACATCCATGCAGATCATCCCAGAATGGCTAGTGATATCCTTGCTCGATCTGCGAGAGAATTGACCGCAGAACATGACTGCAGGCAGATCTCTCTTTAGCTCGGAGGCTCGATCTAGATCTCCGGCTTCTGTCGCCTCTCTTACTGCTGTGACGTTCTTTGCGAATCGTCCGCTTCCGTCTCTGATCCATTCGATGATCTTTTCGAGATCAAAGTCTGCTGTCTCTGTAGCTCTCGCTTGCTTAACGATGCTGATCCGTCGAGTTCCATAATAGTCTGTCGTGCTTTGTCTTTCTTCCATAGTAGTTTGTCGTTTAGTTTTTTTAGTTCTTCGATTAGTTCTGATCTATTCATCTGTCCTCCTTTTTGATAGTCAATAGATAATTTGAGAAAGCATGATTCCGCTCGCTGTTCCGAGAGAGGCTCCTGCTGAGTAGACGATCTTGTCTGATAGATTCGAGAACGCTGCTCGCTGCGCGTTAAAGCACCAGACCAGAGAGATAAGAAAGCCGACGACGACCGCTCCGAGAATCTTCGCGTTAGCGACCTGCCAAGTGTTGAGGCAGATCAGCGCGACCTGTATGTAGGCGTAGAAAAATGTAGTTATGTTCCTCATCTTTTCCATTATGCAAACAGAGTCTGTTGCGCCGTTTCGCGTTCGATCCGATCGACAGCTTTCTTATAATACTCTTCATCTAGCTCGCAAGCTGTAAGGTTCATTCCGGCGTAATGCGAGGCGATGGCGATAGAGCCGCTCCCCATGTGAGTGTCTAGTATCTTCATACCCTTCTCGGCGTAGTTAGCGAAGATCCAGTCGTAGAGTTTTATAGGTTTCTGTGTGGGGTGAATGCGATCTTGCGCGTTCGGATGCCCATCGAATTTTTTACATGTCCCCTTGAGGCTAGTCCATGCCATCTCAAACTGGGCGAAAGTCACTTTATCGGAAAAGCCTTTATCCCACATTAGCCACTTAGCAGAGTTCCACGGCATTCTTTCAATAAAGTGATTTGCTCCCCATATTATCTGATTTTGAGATACTCTCTTCAACTCCTTGAAATACTCAACAGGAGGCGCGTCTGTGTCACCACCGGCAAACTTGTGATAGTCTGATTTTTTATCTCCCTTACGTCTCCCCATACTGACGCTTACATTTATCCCATACGGAGGATCGACCACAGCCAAGTCGAAATGTTTGTCTGGGTATTCAGCCATGAGCTTCATGCAGTCCGTGTTTCTAATATCTAGTAAGTCTGTTTTCATTTCTTTTCCCTCCTTGCATATTCTGCGATCAGCACAGCGTCTACGAATCCATCGAACGGGATCCTGCTTCGAGGCGTTCGCCTCCAGTTCGTATTCGCCCAGATCTCGTTAGCCGCTTCGAGCGCAGCCGCCTTCGTGTCGAACTTCTCCTTCATGCCTTTAGGCTTAGAGAAGAATTGCTTCTGCCACGTCCTAGCCGACATAGTCTTGAACTTTATCTTGTTCGATACTAGGAGAGCTTTGATGATCGCGAAGGAGTAAGTCATAGACCGCAGACCTGCCGCGCTCGGAGCGTGACCTCCGGGATCTTCGACAGATGCGAAGCAGAAGTCCCTCTTAAATTGGCTGTCGAATAACTTAGCTAGAACATCGATGTCGATCTCTCGCTTCGTGCCTACTTTCTTAGTAGGCATAGACAGCATCTCTAGGATCCTCTCTCCCTCGATCGTGACGATCGCGCCGTCGAGACCGCAGTCGATCCCTATGTATCGAGTCGTCACTCTCTCTCCCCCCTGTCGATGATTATTCGATGCTTCAGATGAGAGACGCCTGCCTCTAGCTCCTCTACTTTCGTAGAGAGAAGGCTGTTCTCTTTCTTTAAAGATTCGCAGGCAATAGACATCGCCTCCAGACCTTGCTCTAGAATTTTCTTTTCGTTTCTGCTGAATACTTTTTTCATGTTAGTTTTTTCTTCCATCTATAATAGGTTACAAAGTGAATCCCGACTTTTTCGCAGGCTTTAGGAATTGAGACCTCGCCTCCCTCTCTCGCTTTTTCTACATCGTCGAGAATGCTTCTCCTTTGATCCGCAGTAAGGTTCGGAGATGTTTGATTTTTTTCTTCATAAAGCTCTTCGCCTATTTGCTTCTCTAGTCGCTTAATAGACTCGACCTCCTTCTCTAGTCTTTCCTCAGCCCAGCTCATGAACCTAGAGATCGACTCCGGATAGTTCTGCTTAACGATCATAGTCCTAGCTCCTCTTCTATGAGTGAGAGCATGACTCGATAGTTGCCGCGATCTGCTAGGTTCTTCTCTACCTGTTTTAGCGAGTGAGTGACTGCGCTCCGGTCTCGACCGAAGGAGGAGGCGATGTCCCTGTCTGCTAGATTGAGTTGTTCCTTGGCTACCTTGTAGCAGAGATTCCTCACGGCTACGACAGAAGCTACTCGCGTAGATCCTCGGATTACTTTGGCAGGTTTGCCTGTGACCTTCTCTGCCGCTTTGATGATTGCGAATGTATTTAGTAGTTTTGTTTTCATGTTATTTTATCCTCTAGGATCGTAGTTTTTTAGATGTCTCCAGACTCCTGTGAGATGCTGGAGGAGCTGGTATTCTTTCTTGAGTTTATCTTCATCATAGACCGCGGTCTCGATACGTCCTACCTCTGTAGTAGAGATGTAGACGTTCGCTCCTACGCAATGGTCTAGAGTTCCGAATGCCGCCATAGCGTAAGCGGCTATCTGCGTCGCTTGGAAGTCGAACGGAGTGATCTTCACTCCTTCCTTCGTCTTCTTTGTCTTGAAGTCGATGATGATATTCGAGTTGCCGTAGCGAGCGAGTAGATCGACTCGACCGGCGTAGCCTTCTTTAAGATTCACGACAGTCCCTTCGCGTTCAATGTTCTGAAGATTCAGAGTGCGAAGATATTCCATTGTCGGCTCGACGTATTGCTTCAGATCCTCGGCAGGCTCTACGCCATCGAACGCCGCATCTATTGCGTCGTGAATGAGTGTCCCCAGCTTTGCGGCTTTGTCTGTCTCCTCGTAGCTTCGAGATCTGATACGATCGAAATAGCGAGCGTCTGTCTCGCCTTCATCGCGAGGAGTCGCGAGAGTAGCTTCGATAGCTTTGCTTATCTTCCATCGATCGAGTCCAGCCTTTGCCATGATCGAAAATATAGTAGTGACAGAAGGGAGGAGTAGATGCTTTCGAGCATCTCGGAGAGTCGTGTTTCGCTCTCCTTCTCCCTTCGCTTTCTTAATCGTGTAGGCAGGGATGCCTTCGCGTGTATACCAATGCGATCCGTCCAGATCGACTTTTCTTTCTAGTGTAGCCATTTTATTTTTTTTTGGGTAAAGTGATCGACACCGCATGTAAGCGATGCCGATCAAGTTATGTTAAACAATCAGCAGAGACGCTGAAAATTAGAACGGGCAGTCTGCCTGTGTGCCTGTCTCTGGAGTCCAAGCTACGGGAGCAGAAGCGACTGTCGCTCCTACCGATGATAGAGCCTTGCCTACGCTAGCAGGAAGAGCTACAGGAGCCGCAGGAGCTACGGGAGCCGCAGGAGCCGCGACAGCTCCGAACTGATCTACGGGAACGATCTGAGCAGAGTAGTCTGCGAGGCTCGTCTTCGCCGGAGTGATGCGAGTGATCTTCGGATATGTAGTTCCCATCTGAGAGACTACATGCTCGATCGATACGACCGCTCCTTGACCCTTGAGAGTGCAATAGTCCCAGCCGTAGTCCGGAGCCTGCCCTAGCCAGCTAGAGAGGAACTTGTAGAGCGTAGACTTAGGAGAGCCGGAGATCTTCATCTCGAAGGTCTGAACCTTGTAGAGACGACCGTCCTGCGCCTTGAAGCCGAAGAGAAAGCGAGTGACATCGATCTGCTCCTCTTCCTCTGATTGATACTTCTTCCTAGTGACGCCGAACTCGTCTGCGATCTCTAGGCATGTGACGACGAAGTCTCCGGAAGGAGCTAGCTCGTCGATAGTGAATCCGCTAGAGGATTCTGTTTTTACCGTTAGTATAGCCATATGTTTTTTATGCTTTTTGGGTTGTTAGATTGCAGAGCTTATAAGGCTCCGCGAGAGATTAGTTCTGCCTTTACCTTCTCCCAGTATTTGAGAGTGGCTTGCTTTTTGTAGCCGTTGAGACCGCCGTTGTGGATGCGAGCTACGTCTGCGATCGTCACAGTCCTTCCGATGCGTCGCTCGGTAGCGTAGCGATCCATGTAGGCGAGAACGATCTGGATAGATGTCTCGCGATCGAAGGCGTCCTCATGCGTCCAGTCTTCGCCTGCATACTCTGCGGCGTCTGCGACGTAGGCGGCGTGAAGCTGTAGGCATCCGTAGGCGAGACCGTCGTCGCCGATGGCGTTGTCGTTGCCATTAGATTCGACGGCGATGAGAGCGAGAATGAGAGTCATGATATTCATAAAATTAAAAGTTCGGTTTTGAGCAGATCCGAAAACTGGGTTGAGGATTAGAAGCTGTAGTCGTAGTGATGTCTAGGAGAGTTAGATGGTCTCGCATATCCGCAAGACATTCCGACCTGTCTGAAGGCTCCATTTTTGCGTAGAGTGAACTTCGTTACTCCGAGACGATTTGAAGAAGTAAACTCCCAGCTTTGCGAATAAGGCTCCGCGCCTTTCTTATGATTCACTTCCATTTCCTTTGCGAAAACTGTTTTGCCGCTAGGAGAAACGTGAACGACTTCATACGCATTGGTATCGGTTCCCATTGTGTAGTTGAGATATAGTGCTTTGCCTTCAATAGATTTTTCGACTCTCAACTTTTCAGTTAAGACGATTGGATCTGGGCGTTTGCCGAATAGTGATGTAGTGTTTTTCATGATCGTGTTTTTTATGTTTTTGATTAGGTTAAAAAGTTCGGTTTTGAGCAGATCCGAAAACTGGGTTGAGGATTAGTCCGCGAGAGCGACGAGAGCTTTAGCTTTAGAGAAGCGATTGCGTTGTGTTGCTCCGTCTTTTAGAAAGTAGAAGCAAAGCTTGCCGTATCGTGTCCATCCGTTCGACGAACCAGTAGCTTCGCAAATGATCTTGCCACCTTCGATTTGAGCGTAGGCTGCGTGGTCGTGATTGCGATAAGCGAGAGAGGCTTGTGAATTGTAATGATCGTATTCGATTCCGTTACGGATCGACTCTTTCTCTTCGTCATCCCAAGCTCTCCATAGACGTGAGCTTTCGTTAGCAACGTCTTGAGCTTCGTTAATTAGTTGGAGGAATTTGGTTGGAGTTTTCATTGTCGTGTTTTTTTCGTGTTAGGTTCGAGGCGGGAATCGCTTCGATGTAGAAGATAGAAAGCTATCCGAGTAGGCATGTCAATACCCTATTTCACCTTTTTCTCACTTTTTTTTAAGAGCGTAAAATCGCTCTCTAGACCGCTTGTAGCCTACTGCTCGCCGTCCTGCGACCACGAATCGTCGCTGTCGTCTTCGTCTTCCCACTCGATTTCGCAGTCTTCTATGTCGGAGTCCTCGAACTCCTTCTCCTCCTTTATCATTCCGAGAGCCTCCTTGTAGAGAGCCTTCTCGACTAGAGAATTGTCCGAGACGTGCATGACGCTCCCGTCTTCATATTGAACGACTATAGCAAAGTGCTGAAAGAACTCCGACAGAATAGACTGAGCTTTTTCCAGAGAGTCTTCTGTGGCTTGCGCTATTAGGATGTTCCGCTCGAAGTTATGATCCATGATTTATGATCCTCCCTGCCGCCGCGTAGTCATCACCGGCGTCGCAGATGATAGTAACTTTTTCAGAGTCTATAGGTTGCTCACTCGCATGAGAGTCCGAGCCATATTCTATCCCATCTCTGAAAAGACTCGCGACCATTCCTCCTGCTTTCAAAACCCAGCTCGCCTCGTTGTCGAATCTGCAGTCGTCGATGACTACTACTTTCGCTCCATCCATTTGAGCTTGCTCGACTCGATGCTTCATCGCCCAGAGCCAGATATTCTCGTCGATCATTCCTCGACCCCATTCAGTTCCGAGAGTCTGCATGAGATATCTCGCGCTCTTTCCTAGTCCGTCGATCTCTCGTTCTTTGTATAGCTGATTAGAAAGATAGAAAGAGCTTATGCCCATCGCCTGCAGCATCGCCCTCATAGGATCTGCGAATGATATGATGTGAGTCTCCTCGTTTAAGATGTCTGCGATCGCTGCCGCGACTGTAGATTTTCCAACCTGCTTCGCACCGGTTAAAGCGATGATTCTCATACTGTCTTAAAGTGTCGAGTGAGTAGTCCCTCTGTCTTATGATACTCGAACGCGCTTGCTCCCTTTTGAGATCCGACAAAACCTGCTCCGGCATGCCATGCGTCTGTAGCGCATAGAGCTTCGAGATACTCGACGACCAGACCGCTCTGCTCATCGATAACGACAGGAGCGATCGTCTTCTTATGATGAACGTGTCCGCATTTCAGATGTCGATACTTTGTGGCTCCCCATTCTTTAGCGAACTCTGCCGCTATAATCATTGCCCACTTCTGCGCCGCTATTCTGTCGCCGTGCGCCCAGAGTAGAAGGTTGTCTCCCCAGATTAAATGCTTGCGAGGATTAGGAGTCGTCTTGATCTCTACGTTCGAGCAGTTCGAGTAGTAAGCCTCTAGGACGCGAGCTAACCAGAGTTCTGAGTGAGAGGAGTGATTACCCTCTAGGACGACGATCTCGATCTCTGGAGCTATTCTGGCGGCAATATCGACGCATTCCCTGCAGGCTGCTATAATGTAGTTTACGATCCTGTGATATCGACTATCAGCGTCGAGAGGATGACCGCTCGACGGAGTCCGGTTACTGCGATCGTCTACGTGAAGCATGTCGCCGCCGAAGACCAGAACGCATTTGCTAGGATTGTTAGCTCTGGCGGCTAGAGCTTGAGTCGCCTCGATCATTCTCTGCGCTGCAATGTCGCAGTTATAGTCTGAGTCGAGAGTCTCTCTCTCGTCCGCATACATGCCGACGTGAGCGTCGAATAGATCGATCTCGAACAGAACGTCCTCTCCCGTCTTCCTGCTCTTCTTAGTCTTGGAGACCTTAGCCTTGCCCTTCACCTGCTCGCAGAGTCCGTCTACGACCTCCTGCATGAGTTCTATCGTAGGATGCTGACGACGCCATTCCTGTATGACGTTGCCGTCTGCGTCGAACTGGACGGTAGATTTTCCGATCGACAGATGCGATGGTATGGGAGCCGGAGACTTCCACGGAACCTCTCCGAGCCTCTCTAGCCTCGCTATGAGTTTTCTGACAGTAGACTCGTCCTTCCTTAAAAGTCTAGCTGCGCCTCGATATGAACCTGCAGAGATGTAAGCATCTACGCAGAGCTGTTGGTTTTCGTCTAGTGCCATATTCTATTTAACCTGCGAGGATCCGAAGTAAAAGCCTACGATCGCTAGAGCGGTCTGTCTTACTTCTGGCAGAATAACGTAGCCGCTAATCTGATCCCATCTCACAGTTTTAAATAGTCCGAAAATTCCGTCCGTCTCTCGACTGACGCTGACTCCGATATCAGTAAATGCGACGACAGTCGGAACGACTATGATCGCGAATAGGACGACGCATGTGATAACGCGCCGCATTAAAGCTCCACCTCTATTTGCCGCCTCATTAGCCGAGGCGTCTGCTACCTGTTGCTTCGCTAGAGTCTGCTCGAATAGTCGAGCCTGTGTCTCCGCTTGGTTAGCGATCATCTTCATTATGAAGCCGCTTACGCCGCCTCCGAGCATTGCTAGTAGTTCTGGTGTCATGTTATTTTTTTAGTAGTTCTTTGATTACCTTGATTGCAGATGCCGTCATATAAATGAAGGTCGCTAGTCCTACGCAGAAACCAAGAGTCCCATTGACCGGAGAAATTTCAACAGTCGCGATGAAGCCTCCTGTTCCGATTATTGATTTGTATATGATGTCTTCCATTTTCTATGGAGCTAAAGGAAACTCTACTTTGACGTTGTTGTCAATGTTGTCAGTAAGGTCGCGAAGCTTCTGACGGTATTCAGCCCAAGAGAATACCTCGGCTTCGGCAAGCGGTGAGTTATTTAACTGCGTCCAATCGGACTCAGCGAGTAGTCGATTGCGTTCTGGACGTAAGGACTCCTTTATTGCTTCAGGGTTATCATTAAATAACTTCTCCTTTAAAGTAATTAAGTTTCCTTCAACTAGGAACAACGGTTCGCTTGAAGCTTCGACCTGCTTAGCTTTTTCGTTTGATATAGATACCATTTTGTTGCCTTCAGCGATGAACTTGAACTCATCTTTTGACGAACGAAGGACTCTGCCCCTTGAGTTAATTACTGCATATTTCATAAATTATTTATCCAGTTAAATTTTTGGTTAAGTTGTTCTGAAAGCGAACGACCAAGAATCTCGTGCCAGTCTTTTTTTAAAGGTTTTATTTCTTGTCGAATAACGTGATCTCCGTAGGGAAAACCAACATCGTATTCTTGAGTGTATTGCTCTACATTAGAAGTATCGTGAATAAACTGCTCTTCGCCTAGATACTCCCAAATTCGGTTCATTACTTGCTGAGGTTTTTCAGTTAAGTCCTCAGCGTGAACAAACATAAGTTTATCTCCGAATCGTTCCTTAGCTTCGTGCAATCTCTCAATAGCAATTCCGATAGGAGGACTCTGTAGCCATCCATTTACCCGTTTATCAATTGTTGTCCAGTTTTGGGGATTCTCTTTCTCAATGCCATTGAATACCTCTGGATGCTGTCTGCGTTTTTTCTCCATACTGGACAGAACGCCTCTAATGTCACGAACAGGAACAAGAACCTTAGCGTCCTCCCAAACCTTAAATAGCTGGTCAAGATGACCAACCCAAGATCGGCACTTGTCCACGATTACAGGTCTGTCCGTGATGTTATTGAAAGCATTCTCGCAACCAGCTTTGACGTAGTCCAGATACATAGGCTCAAGGACATTCTTCATATCTACTGCTTTTGCTTCTTCAGTTTGAAAAACTTGCCGAGCGATGTAGCCTATTTCGTGCAAGGCACTAGTAGGAGTAGCGTGAACCTTTGGATTCTGTGCTAGTAGATTGCAGAGTAGCGTTGAGCAAGCTCTTGGAAGACCAGATACGAAATGTAATTTTTTACTCATATAGGCATCCAACTATTACAAGTCTTTTACAACTGTCAAGCCGTCTAATGTAAGCCCGTATCCTGTGGCTAATGTTGGAACGTGAATTTCCGTAGTATTAACGTAGCCGAATGCACCTGAAACTACGGTTGGAGGAGTCATACGCAAGCAGTTTATTGTTGTTAATGAAGCATTGTATCTAAATGCACCTGACCCAATCGTAGTCACGCTACTTGGAATCGTAAGACTGGTTAGTCCACCACTTGCGAATGCATAACCCCCAATCGAGGTAACGTTACTGGGAATCGTAATACTGGTTAGTCCACAATATTGAAATGCAGAACTGGGGATCGTAGTGAAACTAGCATTAGTTGGAAGAGTAACACTAGTCAAACTAGAGAATGCAAATGCACTACCTCCAATCGAGGTCACGCTGTCTGGGATCGTAAGACTAGATATTGAACCGTATGAAAATGCAGAAGAGCCAATCGTTGTAACGCTGTCTGGGATCGTAAGACTGGTTAAACTATTGTAAACGAATGCACCAGACGAAATCGTAGTGAAACTAGCATTAGTTGGAAGAGTAATGCTAGTCAAAGTAGAATATATAAATGCGTAATCCCCAATCGTAGTCACGCTGTTGGGAAGCTTAAGCGACCCACTTATATAAGACCCACCGAATCCGTAATTAGCAATTGTTGTTAAACCCGAAGCAATGGTGATGTTAAAATTACCGCTATACTGGAAGGAATAAGACCCAATCGAAGTCACATTACTGCCAATATAAATATCATCCAAAGTGCTTTGATTTTTGAAGCCACTAGTGCCTGTAATACTTGTTAGATTCTGTGTTCGCTCTGTGCTTCCCAGAAAGTCAGTTGTGAAGGGATAACTAACAGCATTAGCCTGCCAAGATGCTCCTCCTGTAGCGTCTGAGGTTAAGACATATCCTGAAGCAGCTCCTGTGCTGATACCAACTCCACCTTTAAACTCTGCTCCTTTTTCAAAGTCTACACCTTCTTCAAAGGTTACGTCGCCATATACTTGAAGTCCACTATTCAAATCGACATCGCCATCGACTGTGAGATCGCCTACGATATCTGGATCAGGAAAGGACTGAAGGAACACTGTAGCCTCGGCAGGCATTGATCCACCGGACGGAACTGAACCAGAAAAGCTGTGACCGATGACCTCTCCGTTAAGAGATACTTTAGCTTGTAAAACTGTGCGGACGTTTCCTTCGCTGGAAGTAAGCTCGACCTCGAAGAACGTATTTACGGAACTAGATTGCGCTATAAGCTCGTAGAGTCCTGCAGTAGCTAGCGAGAGAGTTCCTCTCACTCCGTTGCCGGCGATGTTTGTGAATGTATTCGTAAACGCTAGAGGATCTCTGAAGAGCCTCCAGAGCCAGACCTCTTTAGTCGTAGCGTCTCCAGTTACTAATCTACTGACGCTTACCGTGCTTCGAGGCTGCAGCAAAGTGATGTCGAGGGATGGGATGGTTTGCGCTCCGACTGCGTCAAATTGAATTTTGAACACGAAGTCAGTTAGCTTAGTCGTGACATTTGAGGAGGCAGCAGAAGCAACTACGGTCTGTAGGTCGGACGCTGAGTGATCGTAAGCTAGAGTATCAGACCCTGCTACTTCATAACTTCCAGACTCAGGTCGATCGTCGAGACCACCTATGCCGAGACGAATCGCAGAGTAGTCCTGTATATTTAAGATTCCTCCTGATCCCGTAAGGTATAGATCGAGTTCGATGCTATCGCCTACGACGAACTGAGTGAATTTTTGATTTCTTAGATCTGAGATGCCTCGAACTCGAGCTGATCTGAGGTTTTCAGTGTCAAAATTTATATATACAGACTGTCCCATTAAAAATACCCTCTATGTCAATTTACTCCTGCCATGCTTCGTGCTTCCTCACATGGTCGATCACTTGATCGAACGTCTCCTCTAGCTCAATAGGAGGACGCCACCCTGCCTCGTATATCTTACTGCTGTCTAGAGCGTATCGAAGATCGTGTCCTGCTCTTGTCTTGTGGAAATCTACAAACTCGTAGATGAGTTCTTTTCCCATGCGATCAGCAATCTTCTGGGCGAGTTCTAGGTTCGTGATCTCCTCTAGTCCTGCGATGTTAAACTTAGTCATCCGAGAATGTTGCTCGCCGTAGCAGGCGAAGTCTACCTCTTGGAGCATGAACAGCCAAGCGTCGGCAAGGTTCCTGCAGTCGATATACATTCTAGATCCTACCTTGTCCGGCTGTCCGTGAACCGTGACCGATTCTCCCTTGTGAACGCGAGAGACAATCTTCGGCAGATACTTCTCCGGATCCTGCATCGTGCCGATCATGTTCATGCAATGCGTGATCGCGATAGGAGTTCCGTATGTTCTCCAGTAGGCGAAGCATAGAGCGTCCTGTGCCGCCTTAGATGCCGCGTAGGGATTAGACGGAGCGATGACGTCCCACTCGTGATGACAGTGGTCTCCGTAAGCAGAGCCGAAGACTTCGTCTGTCGAGCAGTGGATAAACTTCTCTAGGCTAGGAAGCTCGCGAGCGTAGTGTAGAATGTTGCCGATCAGTCGAGTGTTTGATTCCCAGACGTAGATAGGATCTTCGATCGACGTGTCTACATGCGAGATCGAGGCGCAGTTTATGATGTAGTCTATATGTCCGATTCTAGACGCTGTTCGCTTCGAGATGGGAGCGTTAAGATCGTGACAGATCATCGAGTATCGAAGATCTGCAGAGACTCGCTCTGCGTCGCCTAAATGACGAAAAGAGTCGAGTCCGACCACTTCCCAGTCTGTTTTTTCTAATGCCCACTTCGCCGTATGAGATCCGACGAAGCCTGCGCTCCCTGTTATTAGTAGTCTTTTTTTCATATAAATTTATGGAACGGAACTCGACGATACCGTAGATGCCCTCTGGTCTCTCCCTCTGTTTCGTGATAAGACTTGAGAGTAGTAAGTCCTCCCTCTGCTTTTTCGTCTCTTACGACGTGATCGCAGACCGTGTGAGTGATGCAACATAATCGCAGTCCTTCCGGATGCCATTTGTGCCAGTTGAGGTATAAATCCTGTGTCCCCCCTCCATCGTATCCATCAAAGTGAGCTAGGGATGCTGCCCGCTTGCTCATGAGAGTGCATCCGAGTCCAGTCCAGTCCGTCTCGATGACTGCGCCTCGACCTGTGCCGACGTGACTGTTGTCTAGCCATCCTCTGCGCCTCCACTTCTTAGAATTAAGCTCGAAGACATTGCCGCTAGGAGGGCATTTTTTTATTCGCTCCCGTATTCTGCCCATTCTCTCATGCTCCTTGTCAAATAATTCTCGGCTCATATCCTTGCTCTGCAGCCTCTCCTCACAAGAGTCTATGAGTAGCTGCAACTTGCTGGGAATGATTCTTTCCTCTGGCAGAAAGTCCTCTGCAATCGGATGCCTATAGCTTCCATATCCTCCTAGGAAGCTCCCGCCTCCCTGCGAAGGATAAGTGACGAAAGAGACGTCGTAGTAGCCTCCATCGAAGCGTAGCATATCTAGAGAGACAGATAGAGCATTGTGAGGAACTAGAACGTCCGCTTCGACGCTCCAGAGAAAGTCGCATCCCCATCTTCGAGCTGCGTCAAATCCTGTAGACTGCAAAGAGGCTATTAGGATCTGCCGATCTTTTTTGTAATGCTCCCCGCTCTCCTCCATGTCGATCGCTATGATCTCTCTATCCTCGAAGTCTGCCGCCAAGACATCGACTGCCTTTTTGCTCGCCTTGTCAGTTACTACTATGAGCCGATGATCGAACTCCTCGGTCTCGTGATCGATCGCCGTCCTAGTTCGACGAAGACAAACGCTCAAGGGATCGAGATATGATTTAGTCGCTACGATGACTGTCGCTATTTTAATAGTATATATCTTTCTGTCTTGCATAAGTTTTAGTAACTAGCTGAGATCCGTATCTATTTTCTGATCCTGCAATTGCCTCATTCGCTGTAGATATAAAATATACCCCGCCTAAGTCAAGCTCTGTGGTAGTGAATCCCGAATCGGATAAGTCTCCAGATATTTCTGTAGTAATACCAGAGTCGTTTCGATCTACTAATGTAAATTTCAAACTCTGCGCGTAGCTTAGAGTCCCGTTAGAGCCATAGTGCTGGCATCCTCCGAAATAAAATTCATACGTATCATAAAATCCATTGCCCCCAAAGAATCGTCCCTCATCGTATGTTGTAAAGTCTTGCATGGTGACAGCACCATCGACATTATCGAAAAAAGTGTTAAAAACTTTATGACCGACATAAGTTTGTTTAGCAGTCGCAGTTTCTCCGTCGGACAGAGTGCTTACGGTTGTGAAGCTTCCTGCAAAAGTTGCTCTAGATTCTTTTCTGCCGCTCGTATCGTCATAGGTTATGCTGTTTTTCAAGTTATCGTAAACAGTCAATTCTTCATCCCTAATCAGATAATTAAATCCGTTAATAGAATATCTTTGAGCAACAGGAATGTCGTAGCTTTGGTCGTCCCTTGTAGTAATTGTATGCAATGTCGCTTCCGCTTCTGCGCCTTCGTATGTTTGAATAGTAGTCGTCAGAATATTTTCCGTGTATTTTATTTCTGGAGGAAAGCAATTGTTTCGATCGCTTATATTTGTATTGCTTTGCGATATATACCTCATTCCTAATTTCGCGCTAGAAAAAGTAATGAAAGTCCCTGCAGGCACAGCACTCGAAATAATATTTCTTCCTATATCTATAGAAGTAAAAGTTTTACTCATGCTCCCGCCAACGACTCCAAAAAAATTATTTTTGTAGCTCGTGAAAGTCGTATAACCGCGCATTCTATTTGTAGTTAGTTCCTCCACATTAGTCCCGTCGAAATAAGTATCAGTAATCACTATATCCATATTGTGGAAGGTTCCGACAATCGTATATGTGTTAGCATATGGAGAACTTTGAATTGAAATTACGCGCTCGGTGGTTAAGGTAGATTTTCTGTCTGTATCTGCGCTAGTAGTTCCAAGGTATATCACAGAACTGCCTTCGACCGTATCGTAGGATGTAGCGGGTGATCCTCCGAAATTATGGTTTCTATAGTATGTATTCGTCGGAGAGCCGGAGCCGATTTCGATGACAGTAGTTGTGACACTAGAGTTATTTATGTATTCTAGATCACCCTCGGTGGTCGTCGCAGGTATTGTAAAAGTAAAATCTTCAGCGTCAGTAGTGGTGTTGGTGGTGTCAGTATCAGAACTTGCTATGGCATTCTCCTGACTGTATGTAACTATTCGTCTATTTGTATTTATTTCTACGCTCGTAGAAACTTGATCTGTTCCGAATGTAGTAAAATCTAAAGAATTTTCTACAGAGGTAATATCAGTAAATCCATAAACTCCCCATCCACCTTCATATACTCTTGTAGACACCTCGTAATATCTGTAATTGTATGGAGATGTAACAATATCTTCGGTTAATTCCACTGAGGAGGATGAGACCCCCTCTTTTGTTTGGGAAATTTCAGTAGACTCTAAAATGTAACTTCTCATAGTGTCTGTATAGCTAGATGGCAAGTTATAAACCCTTGAGATCTCTGTAGATGTAGAAGCCGTAGAATTAACCTCCAATACGATTGAATCTGTAGAAGTGAAGTATGACCTAGAAGAGCCTATACTGCCTAAGTTACCACTACGAGTAGATGATCCAGTCTGAGTCGATTCGATAGCTGTGGTCTCATAACTAGTAGAAGTTCCGTCCGTAGATGTGCTTCCTGTCACGAATTGCCCAGCATTCCCATCGTCATCGTAAGTTATTAAGGTCAGTCCTTGCTGGTCGTTAGTAGCCCCAGTTTGAGTTCGTGATATGCCGGCTCCTCCTCTGATTATTCGATTCGTAGAAAAAGTCGAAAACACGCTCCGTCCGTCTTCGTCCGACGAATACTCTATGAGCGTGTCCCGAGTCTCTTCCGTAGTTTTTGCCGCATCTTGGAACACCACGAAGGTTTGATTGAGAGTATAACCGGAGTTAGTTCTTGTTTCGTCACCATATATTGTAGTCCCCGCAGCATTGCTTGCAGTTAGCCCTCCTGATACCTTCTCTATCGGTGAACGGCTTTCTGCTTTTGATTCTATAGTCCCACCATCCGATCTATTTTTACGTGAGTATGAGTAAGAATAACTATCGTCAGTAGCTCCGATAGAGGTTTGTGAGAATGCGAATACACCCGCACGACTAGAGGAGAAGTTATTGTTTGAATTGCTATTAGAAAAAGTATTGTTTGTCGAACTGAAAGTCCTAGTGCTTTGAAAACGCCCGTAATCTCTAGTTTGTGATCCCGAATGTTCGGTGTCGCCAGAGCTGTAGCCGGCATTTGTTGCCGTCGATCCAGTCCTTTGCGTGTAAGTTACGCCTTCTGCATCCGAATTGTAAGTAGTTCCATATGTCAATAGCCCGTCAGATGCTCCGCTTTCTACTTCCTGATCAATGTCAATTGTGTGATTAGAATAGGAACCATCGGGATCAGTTCCAGTATAGTTATACTCAGTGTTTGTAGCAAGTTTAGTCTTACCCGCGTTAAATCTGCTATCATCACTTGCAAGATAAACTACAGAGCTAATGTATGAAATTTGATTTCTGGAAGGCGGCGGCGTGTAGTCCATCTCAAGTTAAGATAATACCCAGCTATAGTATATGTCGTGATCGTATTCTCCTATGTCTACCGTTTCTTTAGGTGTTTCATAAATTGCGCTAGGTCTAGCTGTTAAATTTCCAGTTCTTAATTGGTAAAAACTTAGATCGTTTATAATGCCTATTAGAATTTTAAAGTCGCCGGGAGCTTTATCTTTTTCTAGTCCGAATGCGTCTGGAGGAGACGATTCAATTTTCAGTTCTGCTGAAGTGATCTCAGAATTGTTGTTTATTCTTACGTCTACACACAAATATTGATTCGATTCGCTTGCGTTATAGTCTACTCCTCCTACCGGAAGTATCAATTCGTTATTTATTGTAGCGGGATTTACTAAAACTTTTTCGCTCGTGACCTCCATTATTTCTAGAGGCGCGTAAGCTCGAGGATCAGGATCGCCATCATCTCTTATAGATAAAATCAGCCCCCCGCCTTGATCCGATGCTACCTCTATCCCGTTTTCGCCTCTAGAATTTGTGATAGCATTTATAGTGTCTATAATCTCATTAGCCTTATCTGTATCTAATAAAGACGGAGCTTCCCCTCTTTGCAATCTTTCGATCATATTGTTACAGGAGCGATTATTTCATAGGTGTGTTTGTAGTATATATTACCCGCATAAACACCGCTCGCTATCCTAACTTTAGGCGATGGGGTAGATGTCTCAAATTGGAATGTGCTTTCTTGGTCTATAGATACATTTACTTGAGGATCGGCGTCTCTTAGGAAGTAACCGCAATTAAATGCGCCGTCACCGTAGGAATTAAGATCGGAAGAGATATCAAAATTCATTTGGAGAATATCCCCACTTAGAACTTGTTCGTCTGGGACATTTACATACTCATGCTTAACTCTGCAGGCTACATTTATAGTCCCGCTTTTTTCTTCAAAACTCGTATAGGCATCTTCATTAAAAAAATTTACGTCGCCAATAGATTGGACATTTAGATAGTTAAATAAATATGATGTATTTATCGTTATAGATCCACCTCCTATGACGCTTAATCCTTTGAACTTTAAATAAGGAATATTTAAAGTCTCGAAAGAATACCATACGGGAGGAACAGCAGCATACTTAGCTTCGATCTCGAAAATTCCGTTTCCTATATCTTTCACCCCTTCCTCGTATAAGAAGTAATCTGTCTTTTTCGGATGAGCAGTCCCGTTCAACGCAGGTTCGTATACTCCTTTGTTTTGAGCAAATTTTTCTACGACTACGTAAGATTTTGGAATCTTGGAATCTTTAATGAAGAAGTTAGATGTCTCGTCTAGGGTTAATCTAGTATCTAAACTCTGCGGTGTGTCGTCTGTTCTAGCCATGATTCTATTGAGATACGAATTTACCCTCTAGGGTTGTGTTAATTTTTTCGAGAAGACTTTGGGAGCCGTCTTTATCTATCTGCTTTTGTAAACCCGCCTGCATTTGGTCTTCGGTAAAAACCTTGCCTTTGCTACCGCCAACAAACTGTTGAAAATTACCTTTTCCGTCTCTCTCAAATCGAATATCTTTACCTCCCAGAAAGGAGGCTTGATCTCCAGCCTGTCCTTT